AAATACCAGCACAGTATAAGGATATAAACGAATGGTACATTGAAGAACCTGAAGCAGTTAAAAAGCACATTAAAGAAAAAGCAAAAAACGCCTTGAGACCTGACGCAGTAAGTGTTTATTTAAAAGAGGCTTTTTATGATGACATAGTGAGGTATAAAACATACATGGACAAAAAAACAGGCTTTGATAATCTTGATAAGGAAATGGGCGGTTTATATGCAGGCTTGTATGTTATAGGTGGAATTAGTAGCGTAGGGAAAACAACGTTTATACACCAGCTTGCAGACCAGTTAGCAGAACAAGGAGAACATGTTATATTTTTTAGTCTTGAACAAAGCAAGCTTGAACTTGTAAGTAAAAGCCTATCAAGATTAACAGCAAGGATAGACTTTAGTAATGCAGTTAGCGGGTTACATATAAGAAGTGCTAACCCAAACATTAGTGAAAAAGCGAAAGAGATGATACAGCAAGCATTTAAAGAATACCAGCAAATAAGCGAAAGAATAAGCATTGTAGAAGGGAATTACAACACCACAGTTGAAAGCGTAAGGCAGTATATAGAACGCTACATAAACATGAACGACGTCAAGCCATTTGTTATAATTGACTACTTGCAAGTTTTACAGTGCGAAAATAACCAAATGACAGACAAGCAACGTATAGACTATATAGTAACCGAATTAAAACGCATAAGCAGAGACTTTGACATAACGCTATTTGTGATTAGCAGTTTAAACAGAGGGAATTATTTAACACCTATTGACTTTGAAAGCTTTAAAGAAAGTGGCGGGATAGAATATACGGCCGACGTTATTTGGGGGTTGCAATTAGCAGTAATAAATGAAGAGCTATTTGCTAAAGAAGGAAAATTAACCGAAAAGCGGGAAAAGATAAAAGAGGCAAAAGCACAAGACCCAAGAAGGATAGAACTTGTGTGTTTAAAAAACAGACATGGAAAACCTTATTTTAAGTGTTTATTTCAGTATTATCCGAAGTATGACTTGTTTATTCCAGAAGGTAACTTATAAAATAGCCTGCATTTAGCGGGCTTTTTTATATCCCCCCCTACTTGTTTTTTTTTGAAGGAAAGGTGGATACCACGTGCCGCACCTCCGAAAACCTGCGCATGGTCGCACGCACGAGGGGGGCTAAAATGCTAACAAAGGTGTCAAAGTAAATCAAAAAAATGTGTCCTTTATAGGCTTTGTAGTAGGCTATAGATTAAGTTTTGTAAGCTTTGTCATAGAAGCATTTTTTGACTTTTCGGACGCTATAAAAAAGAGGGTGTAAGCGGACATTTTCGGACATTTTGCAGATTTTTCAGCACTAAAAAAAAGAGGCCGTATAAAACTATTGCCTTGACGTTTAAAAGCGATTGTAGGGCAATTTTGGGCTTTTGAGAGGCTAAAGCATAAATGAGCGAATTAGGAGCACAAAAGGAGCGCAACTTTTTAAACGCTATAAAAAAATGACTTTTATGACGCTATAAAAAAGGGCATAATGCAACAAAATGGAACAAAAAAGGCTTTTTTAAACATGATGGAAGCCTTGTATTTCAAGGCTTTAGCAGTTACAGAAGGTTAAAAAATGTTTACTAACGTTAGCCTTTTAAAAAGGCATGGTGATTTTAAGGACTTCACAAAATTTCACAAAACAGAGGCTTTTAAAAATGGTGTAGGGGCTTGATACACAAGGCTTTGAGGCTTATAGGCAGTTAAAGAGTGTAAAATACAGACTTAAAGTGTTTTTAGGTAGTCTTTAGAAGCCTAAATTTGGCTTATAAGCGGTTTTAAATGGCGAGGACATAGGGATATACCTTTATGGTTGAAAAACAGGCTGAAAAGCCTTTTAAGGCTTAATCGGAATCGGTTTTTTATAACACAGGCAGGCAAGCTGATGAGCTGATAAGACCTTTTTAGCTTTGAATTGCTTTTGCCTTTAAAGGGCAGGGGGGTAAACAGACAAAAGCCAGACAAAGACCAGACAGAATTTAAGAGTAAGCTTTTTCGGTTTTTAGAAAAAAGTCAGGCATTTAGTAGTTGGATAATTTTTTTTAGCAATGTAAGAGCTTCTAAAAGTGCTTGAAAGCCTTGAAAATTCGATCAGCTTTAGCACTTTAAAGCATGCAATTATACGAAATAATCATTTTGTATAATTACTTGTTTTTATTAAAATACTTGAAACACTTAAAAACTTGTTTTATAATGAAGGAAGGAAATAAAAAAAGTATGAGGAGGTTTAAAAAAATGGGAGATAAGGAAAACAAGGTTGAAGTTGTGAAAGAGATTTTGAGAAGGAGCAAAGAAGAAGGCATAAGCATTATGAAGCTTTGTGATGAGTATGGCATGAATAGAACGACGTTTTATAGGACACTAAACAAGCTTAAGGAGGAAAACAAGGAAATTGAGGGACAGTTGAGTTTAGTTGATGATGGAAAAACAAGTAAAGAAGTAAATGCAGATAAACAAGTTTTTGATAAAAGCAAGAGAGTAAAGAAAACTTTTGAACTTTATAAACAAGTAGATTGGGCAATTAAGCTTGAAGCTCTTAGACAAGGCAAAAAAGTTGTGGACTTTGTAAATGAAGTACTTTGGAATGCAGTAAGTCAGGAAACAAGAGAAGAGACTTTAAAGCGGTTTTAAAGCCTTTTAAAAACGTAGGACATATAAAACTATAGGCAGAGCATTTAAAAGCGATTGTAGGGCAAATGAAGGCGTCTGAAAGGGGTGTTTAGTGATGGATAAATGGGATGAATTGAAAGAGAAGCAGTATAAAGAGCTTGAAAAAATCTTTGAAGACATAGAACTAACAGAAGAAGAGTGGCAATACCTTAATTGGCTTTGGAAATTCGATTTTGAAACCAGAGGCATATTCATTAGCATTTTTAAGAAGCTGAAAGGTGGTGTTTAGAGTGTTTAGAAACTGCGATGACTGTATTTATAACAAGGGCGGCGGTTGGATTAACTGCAAATACAAGCAGGCTTTAGAAAAGAAGGGCATTACGCCAGAAACATACGCTTATTGTCCATATTACCTAAAAAGAGGTGGTAAAAAAGATGAATGATGAAATTGAGGAAGTCAGAAGCAGAATTAGAATTCTTATAAATGATTTGCTTGAAGAATTTAATACACTTAACACTAATTGGTTTAAATTTGAACTTAAAGAAGAGGAGTATAAGAAGATTGAAGGGCTTGAAATAAAAAGAAAAAGCATTTTTAAAGCAGTACAGAAGATACTAAAAGACGCTTTGGAACTTACAGAAAAAGAAAAATTTTCAGAAGAAGACATTGCAAAAATAATGGGGACTCTGCTAATAGTTAAAGACAAACAAAAAGAAATTCGAGAGATTTTTAATCAAGAATACACAAAGCTTAAACCACTTTTTACAAAAAAAACAATACTTTATGACATACTGCCAAACAGCGTAGCGACATATCTAATTAAGAGTTTAACAACAAAACTACCAAAAGACAAACTGCAGGACATTAAAAGCGACAAGGTTAACTATACAGTTACTTTAAATGGGCAAATCATACTTAAGTATAATACCAAAAGCGAGGAATATTCGATTTACATTGACGATTTTAAAGCACTAACGAAAAGGCAAAGTGCGAAAATAAGAAAAACACTAAACTTTTTGCTTATCAAGGCAAACGAGCAAAACTTTCCAGACGCTATTTACTTCACATTAGAAGACTATATGCACAAAACAGGTATGAAATCAAAAGATAGTGCTTATCGAAGTTTAAAAAAAGAATTGGACACTTTAATGAAAATTGAGCTTGAAGGGAGTATTAAACGAGGCAAGAAGGAAGTTAGAAGTACAAAAGAATACATTTTCACAGGATACGACGTTAGTTATAATCAATGCTATATCAAATGTACGCCTTCACATGTAAATCTATTAAGTCAGTATTTTACCTTACTGCCAGCATGGGCCGGGAAATTAAGCACAAAGGCTTATGACATGTTAGACTATATCTATTATTTGGCAAGACAAAACACAGACAAGCTAATAATAAAAGAAGGGTATTTCAACATAAGCCTTGAAGCAATCAACGAATATTTAGGAAACCCAAAACCTGACGAAACCGAACATCATCAACAGTTGATAATAGAACCTATCTTAAACGCCATAGACGAAATCGAAGACGCAAGAGAAAACAATGAACTGCGAATTACACCATTTTATAACTTTGACTACAAAAATGCACATGACTTTTTGCAGGGATATTTAAAAATCGAACTTGAACCTAAAGCTATAGAATTCCTTACAAAAAGCAAACAGCTAAAAGGATAATTTAAGCTACCGACATTTTAGTGCAGTATACCGACATTTTAGTGCAGTATACCGACATTTTAGTGCAGTAACTTTTTTTGAAACCTGCTTAAATACTGCATTTGAAGGGCGTGGTTTTCCCTAATAGATATATTAAGAGACTATTAACTGCAAAAGGGCAGGCTTTTTAATAGCCTGCCCTTTGCTATTATAATAAGCAAAAACGAGCAAAAAGTTGGGAGGGAGAATTATGAAGGTTGAAGAGCTTGAAAAAGAGGTTGACTTGTTAGAATTGGCGAGGCGGAAATACAACGTCAAACAGGTAGGGGTTAACACTTACAGAATTAATCCTTGTCCAGTGTGTGGGCACAATGACCATTTTACGATTTATGCGGACACAAACAGTTATTCTTCTTTTAATGGTTGTGTTAAAGGTGGCAGTGTTTATAAATTTTTGCAGGAAGTGGAGGAATTAAGCGAAGAAGAAGCCTATGAAGAATTAAAAAGATTAGCAGGCTATGAAGACAAAAAAAATGGTAAACCGAAAGTAAAAGCAAAAGACAGCGAAAACTATACCGAATGGGTAATTAAATTATACAACGAACAGACAGAAGAACAAAGACAATATTTCATAAAGCGGGGGCTATCCAGCACAATTGAAAAATACAAGCTAAGTGTAGCAAAAACAGAAGATGGATTAAGAGCAATTTTGCCTTATTGGAAGAATGGCAAAGTTGTTTATTATACTGCAAGAGCATTAGAGGGACAAGAACCAAGATATAAAAACTTAACAGGCACAGCACCATTATTCAACGAAGAATACCTAACGACAGCTAAAAAAGGCGATGTAGTTGTGATATGCGAAGGGATTTTTGACGCTTTAAGTATTGAAGAAACGGGACACAAGGCGATAGCTTTAGGAGGTACACAGCATTTAAACAAACTATTTAAAGCAGTAGAAAACACAAAAGGGATTATCTTTTTAACTGCTTTTGATAACGACGAAGCAGGCAAGGAAGCGACAGAAAAAGCAAAACAAAGGGGTTTTACTGCTTTAGAAATACCAGCACAGTATAAGGATATA